TCCGCCGAATGTTCCTGCCATTGTTCCAGTAAAGGTTGGGTCAGTAAACATTGTTGCTTTAGATTCGTTTGTAGCATTGCTTAATCCAACATTGGCTTTTGTTACCCCGGTGACATTACCACTAAAGTTTGGATCAGTAAACATGCTTGATTTAGATTCGTTTGTAACATTACCAAGTCCAACCATTGTAGAACTAACTCCACTTACTGTTCCTGTAAATGTCGGACTTGCTAGTGGAGCAAATCCTGCTCCGTTAGTTAACTGATTAGTATTTGTTGGAACGTCTGTGCTAAGTGCATTATTAACCCATGAAGCACCTGTATAAACTTGTGTTCTATTTACAGTTGAGTTGTAAATAACATCACCTTTTACTGCTGATAGTGCATCTCTAGCTGTAGACGTTGCATTGAATAATGTTAGTGTACCGTTTTGAATTCTTACTGCATTGGCTGCATATAAATCTAAATTTGTTGCTGATCTAACTTCTGGAGTTCCTGCAGATTGACTAATAAACGCTGCGGCTGTTACTGTATTACTTACAGTTAAATTATTCTCTACAGTTAAATCACTGCTTATAGTTACTGCCGGAGTTATTACAACACCGCTTGAATCATCTGTATCTATAACACTTGAAGCAAAAGTAAAGTTACCAATGCTTCCGCCGCCACCACTAATAGTTATGTTCCCGCCACCTAGCAACGAAGCACCATTTATAGTTTTAAGATTTGTTCCACTTACTAGTGCTGCTTGTGCATCTGTAATTCCGTAATCGGCAATTGTTGTTCCGGCCTGTGCTAATTGTAGCCAAACACCGCCATGGGCAAAGTAAGCCTGGCCAGTATTATGTACGTGAGCAAACATACCGTGATACGAACCTGCAGCTGGTAAATCTCCTAAGTTAGTGTAGACGTTGGAATATAATATTTTGTTTGCGCCTACGTTAAAATCACTGGTTAGTAAATCAGTAACCTGTGCTTTTGTAATTGCTGTCGCAGTAATAGTTAATGTATCTCCTGAAACTGCTGTAGTAATATTAGTACCACCTGCAATTTTAAAAGTTTCACTACCGTCTACTGATGTTCCTGTTGAGTCATCTCCAACAAATGTTATTGATCCGCCATCGCCGGAGTTTGTAGCGTTAACCCATTTTTCTCCGTTATATTTTAGAACTTGCCCGTTAGTTGGAGAAGTAATAGTAGTATCGCCAACATCATTAATTGAAGCAACATATAAATTAAATAATTCTGATCCATCAACTCTTGGAAGTTTTGCACTTGCATCTAGCTGTATAATTTTATTCGCAGTAGTACCAGCATCAACTGCTAATGTTCCTGCACTTGTAATAGTTCCACCCGTTAATCCAGAACCTCCGACTACGCTTGTAACAGTACCTGTGCCTGATGCTGTTATTGGTTTCCAATAACTATTTGAATTATCCCAACTTAGTAACTGTCCGTCTGTTGGAACTACTGTATGTACATCTGCCAGGTTCTTTAGAAACGAACTAGCAGTTAGTGCGTTAGTAATTCCGTAACCTGTTGTTGTTGTCGGCTTGCCAGTAACATCAGAAAATGCACCACTAGTAGCTAATGCAGCAAGTGTAGGTGATCCGCTTAATCCTGCGTAAGTTCCGTTAAACGCATCTGTAATTCCGTATCCAGATAGCGTAGTAGGTTTACCTGTAAGATTAGCAAAAGTAGTACCAGTTAACAAACTTTGTGAATCTGTTAAACTTGAAATATCTGATGGTATACTTGGTTTGCCAGTTAAGTCTGTATAAGCACCACTAAACGGTGTTAGTGTTGTTCCTGCTAAAATAAGTTGCGCCGTTTCTACAAAGGTTGCATTTCTTATGCCACCATTTGCAAGATCTAAGCTATCACCATTTGGCAACTCCTTAAGACGGTTCTTATCGTTTGTATCGAGTATTATTGGAAATCTATTTGCCATTAGTTACATCCTGTTTCATATATTTATCGTAATTCATTATAGTGCTGCGATCCTGGATTTAAATGCTGCAAAGTCTGCACTTGCTGCAACTTCTGTTTTTAAACTTGCTAAACTAATGTAACCTGGAATCTTACTATTAACACCATCAACTAGTAAAGTTGAATCATCTCCAAACACACTACCTGTTACGTCACCATCAACTGTGCCTGTAACTGTGCCTACTGTACTAGTTGCTGTAATGTTTAATCCGTTTACAAAACTTTGAGTTACTAACGCATTTACTCTTGCATCAGCTCTTACATTAGTATAATATAAGTTTCCCTGTTCCTGTAATTCGGCAGTAGTATTATAGCTTATTATTACTTTTTTATTAACACCATCTACAAGCACTGAACTATCATCAGCAAACACACTTCCAGTCATATCACCTACTACGGTACCTGTATGAACTCCGGCACTATTACCTGTAACATTACCTGTAACATTACCTGTAACATTACCTGTTACGTCTCCAATTAATGGTCCGTAATGTTTGCCAGTTAGTCCGTCCATCATCAACGTACTGTCGTCTGCAAACACACTTCCTACAATGTCTCTTGCATATACAATATTGCCACCAACTACTAAATCTCCTGAAACAGATCCACTTAGTCTTACACCGTTAATATAAATAAAATCTTTAACATATAAATCTTCCCATCGTTTAGTTGATGAGCCTAATGTTAAGGAACCGTCAGTCCTTGGAATTATACTAGTTGTTAAATCTGTTGTATCAACTAACGTGCTACTGTACAATTCGTCAAAGTTTGCATTTACTTTTGTAAAAGCGGAGCGTAACGGATCTCCGTCACCTTTGTTTTGTGACTTGCCAGTATTAATTATTTGCTTTGCCATTATACTTTCCCTACAATAATTTCAATAGTACTTTTACCGCCGTCGGGTTTATTTTCCAGCGACTTACCTACTACAGTGCCTGGCCTTGGATCATTATTTACAATAGCGTATCCTGGAACTGCACTAGCAACTAATATGTCGCCCTTTGCAACCACTCCTAGCACTTTACATGGAACTCGTCCAGTCATTGCTACATCTGTTGGATGCTGTCCTTCTAGTTCGGAGTTCATTAAATAAGCTGGATTAGTTGACACTACTCCAATTACTCTATGATCGCCTTTAATAGACGTTACTGTAATTTCCTCTGTCCCTCCAAGCACAACTACTGTTCCTGGTTCGTATTCTTCGTCTGCTAGATACTTTTCAGCTAAGTCAGCATATCTTGCTGTAGTAGCTGTTCCTGAGAATGTAGTAGCATATACTGTATTAAACTTTAATGGAGTACCGCCGCCTTGTCCTAAGTTAATAGTGTTATCTGCATTTGGTAATACATTTGCATTAAGTCTACCAACTATATTAATTGTATCACTAGAAGCATTACCTAATGTAGTATTTCCTTCTACTGTTAATGCGTTAGCTATAGTTGTAGTTGCACTAGCAACTTTTACTCTTACTGCGCCACCTGTTACAATTTGAATAATATCTGCAGCTGCTCCAGCAAATCCTGTGCCTGCACCTAGACCAATTCCTGTTCCATTTGCATCTCTTTCAGTGTTTGCTTCAATAAAGTTAGTGTATGTCCAATCTGTTGCTAAGAACGATTCTCCTGTATAACTTGATCCTGCTTGGAATATAGACTCAGTACTAATTCCTGTTTCACCTATGTCAACTGAACCTGGAATACTAACTACTGGACTTGTGCCTGTAGCTGATAATATTGTACCTTGAGCTGGTGTTTTAAGAGTAAGTGTTCCTGAACTTTCTGATAATATTTCGTAAGTGTCAGTACCACCAATTATGTAACTGTTTGCTTGAATAGCACCTGATGTTTTTCTACGCACCATTGTATCACCAGTTGAACTAGTTGATATCCCAGCAATTCCGTAATTACCACTTGATAATTTAATTAATGCTGAGCCCGGAAATCCTGTGTCTCCTGATACAACAGTATTTGTAAAGTCACCATCAATAAGTCCGCCACCTGCTGATATTGCACTAGCAAATGTTATTTCTTCAACTGCTCCAGATCCTGCTGTACTTCTTGCTAATACATTTCCTGTACCAATGTTTGCAAGTTCAGCAACTGAAATACCACCTGCTTTAATTCTAACATATCCACTTGTGGTTTCAAAGTTCTCATCACTAAATTTAGCAAGACCTAAGTCAGCTTGTACTTTTGTAGCTGAACCTCCCCAACCTGATGTAGCATTATCTTCATCAAACGTATTAGCCGAAGTCATTGAAAGTTTACTTTGTACAATTCCTGCACTTGCGTTAACATCAGCATTTATAATTGCACCTGCTGCAATCTGTAAATCAATTTCAGTACTAGCTGCAATCCTTGTAGCAGTAATATTAATATCACTACCTGATGCTTCTACAGCATTAGCCCATTCGTCCATTGGAGTAGTAAGTACTGTTGCGGTTGCAGTTGAGTTAGTTAAAGAAGCTGCCTTAGAAAATACTCCTGCTCCTACAGTATATGTTACAATACTAACACTAAACGAATCTCCTGAACTTCCTAGTATTTGATCTGTTGTAGTTTCTATATCTACAATAATACCGTTAATTCCTGCGTTACCAACTAATTGAATTGTATTTCCAACTGCCCAAGTGCCACCGCTTGGAGGAGATATATAAATTCGTTTCTTGCCTGTTGCAACTAGTAAGTCGTCTTTTGCTTGACTATTATTTTCAATACTTCTTAGATCTACAAGAGTATCAAATTCGCCAACTCTTTCATCTACATAGTTTTTGTTTGTAGCCGCAGTGCCATCTGTTCCTGGATTTGAAACTCCAGTAACTAAGTTGGTACCCATTTGTAAAGTACCTTCCATTGGCCACGCACCGTTTAACGGAACATACCCAATACCAATTCTATTACCGCCTGGAGACGCTGCTACTTGACTTCCACCAGCTGTTCCACCAAGTCGTCTATTTAAATATGCAACAACTGATTTTTCTGTTGGAACTGCACTACCGGATTCATCAGCCATTGTTTCGTCTGCTGAGAACTCGTTAATAGTAACACCTTTAGTAAATCCAAGTGCGTTAGCATTTGAAAGTCCAATTTCTCCTGAGAATGTAATAAGTCCAGTTGCTTGGTCTACACTAAAGAACTTACCTACACGGAAGAATCCAAATTGGTCTGTACTTACAAAGAATACTCTACCTTTACGTCTTTCCCAAACTTGAGATGTAGTAGCAGTTGCCGCTGATGTATAAAATTCACCTAATGCATTTTCTGCTTTACCTAAAATAATATTTGGATAGTTTGAATCGTTGTACGATCCTGTACCTACGTTTGTAAAATCGTGTCCAGTAGCTCTTACAAGTGATATAGAAACTGTTAATTCTGCTGTTGCATTTTCTTTAATACCTAATTTAATTACTTCTACAGTTGAAGTTGAAAATGCAGAGTTTATGCCAGCTCCGGCATATCCTGAATTAATATTACTTCCTGCAATATCAACAAAAGTAACATAACCAACTGTTGAATCACTTTCGTAATTTGTAACTTGATGAAGTTTACCATCGTGTGTAAATATCATTCCGCCAGCATATCCGCCTTCGCCTGGCTGTAATCCTGCAATATCTCTTGTAATTCTAGTAACGTCACTAGCTCTTGATACTTGCTTAATAGCAAGTCTGTTAGAGCCTTGTGCATCACCAAACCCGACCATATTTGTATCACCGGTTGTAGAAATTTCTAAAGTATCAAATTCTGCATCAATTGTAGTAAAGATACTATTTGCACCAACAGCTATTCCATATGGATCGTTATTCTGAAAGTCAATACTACGATATGTTACAGAATCACTTTCGTCAAAGTTAATAGCAGTGTTTGGTCTAACACTAAGATTTGCTGGATCAGTAATACCGTTAAGGACAATTGATTTAACATTACGGAATTTTATTAATGTATCGTTTGGCACTGTTAATTGTACTGTACCAAAGAAGTCATTGGCCTGCGCAGAATCTACTTTTAAGTCTAATTTATAAACGTTATTATTAAGTAATCCTGGACCTGACGCACTAGCAAACGATACAACATTAAATGTTAAACTTGCTCCGCCCCCACTTCCTAATAGGCTATCTACAATCCTAATAGTTTCACCATCTAAGTAGTTTTCACCTGGTCTGTTAAGTACTACAGTTGCTGCTCCAGAGCCGTTAATTGCAATATTAAATGATGCACCACCACCTGTAACAGTACCACCTGATGTATATCCGCTATATGCAAGTCCATTAACTGTTGTAGTTAATGCTTCGTCTGTGTAAAGTTCAATGGTTGTATCAGTAACTCTCTTAGAAAAGTATGTATTACCATTCAAGTTTGTCATACCGCTAACAGAAGCAATTTTAATTTTAGAACCATCTCTTAGTCTGTGATCGGTTGCTGTTGTTACAACAACTGGATTAGCAAGAGTAGCTCCGCTTATATTTTTAACAGAGCCGCCTGTACCTTGTACGTTATTGTATTGTCCTGAGGTTCTAGCACTGTCTGCTGCACTTAGAGAAGCTATTGATACAACACCAGTAACCATAGTATCACCAAATTCGCCAAACGTTCCATTCTTAGCAGTATCAGATAAGTTAGATACTGTTGAAACATTATAGTTAAGTGTTCCAGTGGAGCCGCCGTGTGCAATAGTAACATGTGAGTTACTAAGTGGTGCTGTTATCATATCAGTAACGTATATACTTGTATCGCCGGCCGCGTTTGGAGTAGTAGTTGTAGTAACAATCTTTGCCGGTTGCTCAGTGTTATCTCGCAATGTTACTTGATCTGGAATTTCGTTCGGGTCAGCACCTTCTGCAACTAAGCCAAAGTTACCGTATCCGTTTGAACAGTTTAATGCTCTAATTTCTGATCCGTTAAACGCATAAAACGCTGCATGGTTATAATATGTAAACGTAGATACTTGCTCGGATACTGCACCGTTATTACAAATTAATCCATACCCTAAGTCGTTAATTTGTGTAAAGTTTTGTGCTAGTAATGATCTATTACCTGATGTTTGTAAGTATGCATCTCTATAATATAACCCGTCAGCAAATTCTGTCTCATCATAACCTGTGCCACTATTAGAGTCTGCATCTAAATATGCCTTACACCAACCATTACCGCTATCATAATCTGATATTGCGTTAATTTGATATCGTCTACCTTCTAGATAAAATGGAGTAGGTAATAATGGTGCTCTTAAAAATAGTCCTTCGCCCGGAAGGCTTCGAATCCAAAGAGTAAAGTTATTAATTTTTCCGTTTTGTGAACCGCCTAAAGATGCTCCTGGATTTATTGTTTGTGGAACATATACAGGAAGGTTTGCTACATATGCATCTAAGTACATACCGCCGCTAAACACTTTCTTATTTTGACTTTTAGAAAAACTAGAACATGCAAATATATAAGGTGATTTAGTTAGTACTTGTCCTTCAGGATCTAGTACACACATAAAGCCGCCATGTCCCTGGGCTGATATATTTGTAATGATAGTTGAATCGTTCATTAAGAACATATCCATTTCATCATTACGTATTGGTGGATTATATTCTATATTGAAAGCATATGTAACTCGACTTACTAAGTTAATAGCTAACGCACCAGTTCCTGATTCACCAGCACCGCTAGTAAGTACTGGAGGAGCATATCCTGCCGCTCCTTGATCTTGTAAAATACTACCCGAAGCGTATGCTCCTGTTAGTAGTGTTTGAATAATAGTTCCAATTTGGGTTACAGAATCTCTTGTAATTGCTTCTTGTCCTAAGAACCCTCCAGCAGCATACTTACTAATGTAATAATAATAATATTCGCCTGCGGAAGCTGTACTAAATTCTGAGCCACCTCTTATTATATCTGTTCTTATAGAATCTAAAATTAGTTTAACATCTCTTCTACATTTAGCTACACCGTGAACATAGTTAACAAAGTTAGTATTAACAAAACTAATTACACTATTTTGTGTAGCTGTACTAGATCCAATTATTGATGTTCGTGCTGTAGTAAATTGTGATGCAGCCCATGTAACACTTGGAAGTGTTTCACTTGGTAAACCTGATGTACTGTTTGCTGTAACAACATCTTCCATGACTTGTAACAAGCCGCTAAATTCAGCACCTTCAGATGTTGAAGCTGCTTCTAATGTTAAGTTTTGAACTACTGCGGATTGTAAGTTTGATACAACGTTGTCAACTAGTACTACTTCACCAATAGTTGACAAATAGTTAAGTGCCGCTGCCGCTGCTGTTCTTTGAGTTGCGTTAGTAGTCCATTGTTCAGATGCACCGTTATACCAGCTCTGTGCAACTCTTCTTACTGCACTATTTCCGCCATACTGTATGTCGTAACTTGTAGCATCAATTGCTCTGCCAATTTCAAATTTAAGTCTAGTGCTATCTAGTGCTGCCGAAGCATGATTACTAGTAACCCACTGTGCTATTTCTGCTTGTAAGAATAAATTGTTTGCTTGTAATTGCTTTCTTGCTTTTGTTGCATCTGCATCAACATCTATACCTGCTGAGTTTACAGGATAGTCAAACTCTAATGGTCCTGCCGCTGCACCGGTATTAACAGATCCGTTACTAATGATATCAATCATCTCATCAATTGAATCATCTAATCTAGCAATGCCTTCTGGAGATAGTGCAACAGGTGCTAAGTTTCTTACTAGATAACCAATATACCTAATGCTACTAATTGTAGCTTCTTTATTTGCTCCAACTGCAAGTACTTGAGCTGTTTGCTGATAATGCAACCCTCGATCGACAGCATTATAATTTGTATTCAATGCCATGTCGTTAGCGATAGCATTTAGTATTAAATCAGTTCTTGTTTTCCAAGTAGCTTCAGTATAAGTTATATTAGGTTTATTTGCATCTACCCAAGCAATAACTTCTTCCGCAATAAAAGATTTATTAAGTCTTATAACTTCTGCGGCGGTAGTATACTTTCCTACGTTTGTAATTGACGATCCTATAGATATAGGTTTGTCAGCATCAACTAAGTAGTGATACCCAAAGTAACCTTGTTTCTTATTTGACTGGTTGTAAAAAGGTGTTCCTGTAACTGCTGTACTTAACCCGTCAAATTCTATATCTCTATAAAAATATGTATTAGCCCAATGCGACTGAGAAGATCTCTTTTTAGGCTTTACAATTACTCGTCTATAGTCGTCACCTTTTAGTGATACGTTAGCCGGAACTCTAATTGGATAATCTTCTTCGTATACTCCAGACTCTACCATAACAGCAATTTGTTTGCTCCTACTAGTATTACCAAAAAGTATACTTTCGCCTACTTCAAAATCTTTTGGTAATAATAACTGTACTTGAATAGTATCGTTATTTCCGTTACTAGAATCGTTTGATGTAAGACTTATTATTTTAGCTACTGCGCCCGACAATGAACCAGTTATAATTTTACCTGGTAGTAAGTCGTTATTAGTTGAAATACCCTGATCTACATAGTTGAGTGATCCATTGTTAACTACAACTTTATAATTACTACCAAACACTTCATCAGATCCGGAACTAATTCCGTTAGTAACAATGTTAGTAATTAGATCAAATTTTGCACCAACAGCAACTCTAGCTGTTGCGTCACCGTCGCCGCCTGCGTTTGTCCATCTGTCTACTTCTGTTTGATAAATTACTCCAACTTTACCTGTTGTAAAATTAGAATATCCAGCCGCTGTACTAAACGGTGTAGTTAGTGTTACATCTGTAAATAATTCAAATGTAGTGTCTGTTAATTTTTTAATATAAGCAGACTTAGTATTAATTTGAGTCATACCGCCTGCTACTACAAATCTTACTTGGTTCTTATCTACAAGTCCGTGATTCGTTGATGTAGTAACTACTGCTGTTGTAGCTAAAGTAATAGCGGTAATAGTCTTTTCTTGATACAAGTCTTGCTGTAATAATGCAGTAATTAAATCTTTCTTAAAAGTAATAGATGCTAGTGTTTGTGTTAATTGGGTAGTGATTGCCTTTCTAGCACTTGCACTTGAATAATATCTTTCAGCTGCAGCTCTAGTAAGTGTATTAGCATTTAGTCCTCTATTAATATCTAATGCAATTGAATCTAATATCAGTCCAGAATCTCTTTCGCATACTT